AAAAGACTTGTAAGAGGATACATTTATAACCCTAAAAATTAAGTTTGAAATACCTAGTATGTCTGAATTTAATTTAAACACATCCCCCGGAATAATGCTGGGGAAGTCATTTCTGGAAACCACACATTTTACGCCTATAAAAGGATACGATCTCTTTTTAATCATTCGTTTAAGGACTGCTTGAGCCGTAGTTATATTAGAAATACCCATAAAATTGTATTCTTCATTTTTTCTATAGCTTAATATAGTTCTAACCGCTGGATTAATAGAGAAAACAGAAGCCCTGTTATAATTATTATCCCTATCTGTGTACACTATAACTACCTCAGAAGCGCAATCTTCCCATCCTTTTCTTTCTACACTTATTCTAGCATTATTGTCTGTGATAATAGGCAGGGTATCTGGGTCATAGTCATCTCTAATTAATTTTAGAGTAAATTTAGAGGTTAGAGGGCTTAAGTATAAAACACCATCTATTGTTTTTATAATCTCATCTACCCACTTATCTACTTCTTTTTGATCTTGCATTACAAAGCTAATGCCTAAACTCTCATTATACAGAGTAACTGCGGAATCATAGAAACTTTCAATATCAAATAAAGTAATATCAATTTGTATTAAGTTATACAAAATATACAGTAAAATAGAGGCTGGGTTGGCATCATGGGTGTTTATTGTGTTATAAGGTGTAAAATCATAACCTAATAAAGTAGATATTAAATTAGTTTTTCTAACAACTACACTATAGTTAGGTACTGTTTTCACATTGTCACCTACAAATGCGCCTTCAATACCTGCTTGAGCCCAATATGGATTGTTATGATTTGCATGAAAAAATACAATGTAACAAACATCTTTGTAAGCAATATCGTCTCCTGTTTTAGTTTGCATATATGCGTTAGCGGCTGTCTGGTCCCCTAAATAAAAGAAGAGTTGTGAGATAGAATACTCAGATGGGGTTGTGTCAGACTTAGTGCCTACATCCATATTTTTTACACTGCCACTTGTATCAATAGTACCTGTCCAAGTAGGTGTTTTGTTAATCCTAAATGCCGTAACTGCATCCACTCTAGAGCATAAGGCTAAAGCAAAGGCTGCAAACCAAGAAAAACCTACCGTGTATTGCTCCTCTACAGTGTTAAACCAACCAGCAGGTTTTTGATATGATTGTTCTATAGGTACTACACCAATAGGCCCCTGCCAGATAACATTGCCCTCCAAAGGTACAGTACCAAAAACCTCTGGTATAGGTCGCCCGCCATCTACAGTGGGGTATGTAAAACTTTTTAAATTAGCTACTGCGTTTTCTGGCTCCTCAGGTTTTGGTTGCAGAAGCATAGAAATTACAAAAACTATTATAGCTATGATTAATTGTATTACCCAAGCAGGCGGCATTAAATATTACCATCCATCGAGAAAAAGATTAGTTTTTGGTAAATGCCTAAAACCTCCATAATTAGGCGAATTACTGAATTTAGTATCACAAGAGGTTAGTTCTTTATTACACCCAGCAAATATTATAGCAGGGACAGCCTCACCTGTCTGTATCTGTGTTAGTAAAGTTAAAGTATCACCTACATGGCCTACAATAAAAGAACTCTCGCCACCAGCTACGATATTGCCCCATGTAAAATAGCCATCTGGCTTAGTTCCAATATCCGCATGTTGCAATGTGCCCCCACTTCTGACTGCTTCTAATAATGGTATACTTATTTTAAAAGCAGTGTCAACTACGGTACACCTACTGTCAAATAAATTATTAGAGCATGAATAGGAGAAAGTTCTATTAGGTATGCCTGACTTAAATATTGCCTGAATTGAAGTTATACTAAAAGTAGCTTTACCTTTTGCACCCTCAAATAAACAGGATACAACTTTTCCGATAAATAAATTTGTGCTATTTTCATAATCAGTGATTAGAACCCATAGAGGCGTAGAGGGGTTTAATGCTCTAAACAAAGATGCAGGCTCATAGTCGTAAGGCATTGTAATCTTGGCTTCCGTTTTATTGAACTCAAAAGATATTTCGTCACGATCAATAGGAATAGCCTCATAAGTTTTAGACAAATATACTAAATCCTCCTCCGCATTGGTATACCTCCACTCCTCAGTAGTAGTATAAAACCTGTAAACTTCAATCATTAAGGTGTCTCCGGCTGTAATTCTTTGAATTTACAACTTATTTTAGCATTTGAGAAATCAAAATTATCATACTCAATAGCCAAATCATCTTGATCGAATCTCACAAAATAAAGATTAGAGATAGCCTCACCAGCAACTAAATCTCTTGTAATTGGTGTATCCAGATTCAGAGTCACTGTATTTTCATCTATAATTGTATAAGAATCCACTTTAGCATAAAAATCTGGCTCTATAAATATGTGTCGTGCTATATGTGCCATATATTTAGCATTTACACCACTAACTATTAAAGCAGTAGAGCCTATACTGTAGGCATTCTGAACAGTAAAATCAATCTTCCAAGAAGGTAGCCAAAACTTATTAAACCTACCTTGCTGGTCTCTAAAGAAATTTCTAAAGTTATAAATATCTATCTCTGATTGTAAAAAATAATCAAAGTCTATAGTCTCTTCCTGATTAAAAAAATTGTATTTAAGCCTCTTATTGTAAGATTTACCTAGAAGGGCAAACTCATTTGTATGTGTGTAATTAGGCTCAAATTCCGGCTTAATGTTTAAAACATCATAAGTTGCATAAACAGGGAAAGCATCAGGTGTGCCAACAAAGGACTCTAGTAAGGATATCTCCTCAGCCTTTATATTAAAAGTCGCATTATCAAGTGCTTTAAATGTAGAATTAAGTTTGGTATCCATTGTAACTGCACGTAAAGGTACAATTAAATCACCTGAACCAAATGAGCCTAGAGGTGCTTGACTTAATGTAATATCCACATCTGTTTTAGAGTCAATGTTTACAATCTCAAAAGTATCATTATCAGTGTAAAGCATAGCATGTAAACTAAAATCTTTATATGTAGTATCACAGGTAACTACATCTGAAACAATAGTGTCTATAATTGAGGCAGATGACCAAACTGGATGTAACATAACTCTTTCTACAAATAATCTGGATATATTACTAAGTGCTTGTGCTTTAGCATTAGGGTATGCCGGAACATCATAATCAAACATATATTTCTTAGTAGCCTGCAAAGCAAGTCGTTTTTCTGTGTTACTATCACTGGTGAAAAGATTAGTCACAAAAAACTCTATTTCTTTATAACTACCCATTAAAGGCAAATAGGTTATAATTAAACCCCTTAAGAAGTTAAAGTAAGTAGTTACTTCATTTATTGAAGTACCCCAAGTAACATAGCCATCAATATTAAAGTTACCTACTGTAGTTATCTCATATGTGCCGGTAGTGTAGTATAGGGGCAGTAGTGTTTTAGGTAAAGTAATATCAGTTACATTTATTCCATCTACATCCACATCAAAGGTATAATCTACTATAGAGGCATTTTGACTTCTGCTTGAGTTCCATAACAGAAAAGTCACATTCTCATCCGCTGCTAATACTGTTCTTATTATAGATGAGTTGCTAGAAACCTCATTTGGCAAAGTAATAATTATTCTATCATATAGAGTGTAAGGTACATTTCTGTCAAGAACCCCAGCTTTAACTTCACCCCCAAATGTATAAGGAGAAGTATCATCAAGAATACCAGAAATTGCTCCACTAGCAACTGCACCACTAGAAGTACTCGCAACTAGAGGTGTAGGTGTGTGAGAATAGGTGCTATAGGACTCCTGTAATATAGCGGAATAAGTAGCCATTATGGTATTTTCTTAAATGCAAAACTTCCAGTATTAGTACCCACCCGCCAAAATGGAGTTAATACATATACATCAGAGCCTATTGTAATTTCTGTAGGCAGGGTTTGATTCTCTGAGGCTGTAGCGTATATATCCTCCATGTACCCTGCAAAAGTGCGTTTAGACGCTATAGATGGATGGGGTGGGAATATTAAAAAAGGAACTAATACATTTGTTATAGCTAATGTGTGTGTACTAATACCCCCTTTAAAAGGGATAGATGGAAAATCAACATCAGCACTAGCGTTTTCAGTATTTGACCTTACTGTAGTAAATGACTCTGTAGGTGGGTTAGCCCCAATCCATGCGTCAGAAGAGTCTCTAAACGACCCCACACCTACGCTACCAGTAGAGGTATAATTTAAAAATAAGGGCTGTTGGTTTAATGCACTATCATAATCAGTAGATGCGTTGGTTATCCTAGAGCCTAGACCATAAATCCCCTTAGTGTAGCCCGCCTGTAACGATATCTCTCCAAAGCTTAAATACTGAAAATAGGTGGATACCTGTATAGCTATATGGCAGTATTGGTCTGTAGCAAAAAACCAATACGTTAAAGGGCCAGTGTAAGGCAGCATTGCTTTTGCCGCAACCGAGGTGCTAGTGGCAAAAGTACCAGTCTGTGCATAGAGGTTATTGCCGGAACTAGAACCAGTAGATACTCCTAGCTCTATTCTTTGTGGCGATACTGTGTTTCTAGTAACTAAGGTATAATACCATGTAGTAGTATCTCGTATATGTGAAAAAGCAATCTGCCTATCAGAACCTACATCCGGTGCTGAGACATCATACTCTTGAGTCCATCCACTAACTGTACCCAGAAAAGTATATAATT